CTATGTGGGCGAACTCGTGGGTCGTGGTTCCCAAATCCATTTTATCGAGGTCGAGCGCGGACGACCAACGAAATTCCGACGCCCCGTCGACAAAAATGTCCTTTGACTCGCTACCCACGTCGTCGCCGAAATTAAAGGCCGTGTGAAAATATTCGTTTGACATTATGTTTCTCGCGCTTTTCACGACTCCGAGGGTACGGGTTCCCGACTTAAACGAGACATTGACCTCGCGCCGGTTCTTAACGATAGCCTCGTCGATATTGTAATCGCTAAAAAGGCTCGCGAGCTGCTCGGTACGCCGTACAGCGTCCGCGGTCGATAGTTTGCCCGAGAATATTACGCCCGCGATGTCGATACCGCTCTCGGCCTTTACGTGCTCCATTAAAAACTCTTTGGCGGCCTTTTTGCTCCTGAGCTTTCGCGGTATTTTCGTAATCGGCGCGGGTTTCGGCGTGGGTTTACTTCTCGGTTTGGGTATTGGTTTGGGTATCGGTTTGGGTATCGGTAACGTCGGAACCCGAGGCGTTTCGCCGGTCAATTTTTCGAGCTTGTACTTGTCGGCGACCTTAAAGTATGGGTGTACGCTCTCGTCGAAAATATAGCCCGTTTTCGCTGGGTTCCCGTTGAAAAGCGCGGGCGGTTCCTTAATTTGGCCGCGCTGGGTCGGCGTAACCGGTTCCTCGTCCTCCTCGAGCTGTTCAACTATACAGCGACAATTCCAGTCATTTGGAGGGTAGAACTTATCCCAAAATTTGGAGGTCACGGGCTTAACGACCCCGTCGAGGTCGCGATGTGAGTCGCGGACGCGCTCGTCTCCCGATGTCGAGTACTTAAGGAGCGGCAAAGCGTCCGCGTCTGCCTCGATGTCGACCCAGCGCGACGCGCTCTGAGCCGACGAAATAGCCGTATTGTATTCGGTCTTAAGATAATTCTCGTTATACTCGCCAAAGATTGAGCCGGCCGCCTTTTTAAAGTCGGCAAAGGGCGCTTTGTTGCCCGCCGCGTCGAGTAAATGCTCGCTCATGTCCGAAATTTGGCTCGCGACCTTAGCGGCGCTGAAAACGTTCACGTTCCTAAACATTTTAAGGGCAAGGTTGGCCTTTTTGTCCTCGGTAATGTCTCCCAGCCCCTCAAAAACGGCGTCGGTCAATCGGTCGAGAATATTGTCGTACAGGCCGACGGGCAAGGCCGAGGGATTGATCTCGCCGCTATAAATTAGTTCGACTAGGCTCTCGATGTCGGCCTCTGACCAGCCTAGAAAATTACTCATTGCTTTGAGGGTATAATTTAGAGACGGCCTTCATTATATTTGTGAGGCTCTCTTTTTTGTCGGTTTTTGCGCCCACGGGCTCGGGTTCCTTAACCTCCTTTTTGCCCTCGATAGGAATGTCGAAGGTTTCGCTAATCCAGTCCTCCGAAATATCGTAAGAGGGTAACAGCTCTTTGACCATGTCGAACATTTCCTTTAATGTGACCTTTTGCTCGTTATCGGCTTTCATGTAAGCGCCCAGCGGCAAAATGCCATGCCGTACACAAAGCGGGATTACTACCTCGTTTGTGATGTCCTCGACCTTTATAATATAACTTTCGATAACGTCTTTTAACGTGCTCTCGTGCACGTTGGCCGCGCCCGTGAAACTCTTTTCGTCGGTCGTTCCCGTCTGCAAAAGGACAAGTTTCGAAAGCTCCGAGTTTACGCGCTCGATAAACTTGTCGTACATGTTCGAAAAGTCCGATTTGCTCGCCTCTTTGAGCTCGATGTCGTCCTCGACGTCGAAAACGCCCCACGCGGCCGAGCCCATATTTTCGAGCATATCTTCCATATTGGCCTTGGCCTCGGCGTCCTGTATATTGGTTTTACCGATACGTATTGGCATACCGAAAACCTCGGCGGCCTCGCTCCATGCCGAAATAACCTCTTTTTTCTTAATCACTAAGGGCGCGGCCTTGTCGAGTACTCCCAAATGGTCGGCGTCGCCGATAGGCACGAGCCAATTTTTAAAGCTCGGGTCGTCAAAATATATTAAGTCCTGAGAGTTGGCGGGGCTCTTTTTAACGCCCTCCTTTTGTTGTACGACGTATTGCCGCGGTATTATTTTGGCCTCGATAAAACAGCCCTGTACAATATTGCCGAGCTGTACGAGAGAGAACCCGTAAAAGTCCGCGTCGACGGTTTCTTTTATGATATTTCGAAACCATTTTTTTCTAAAGTTTTTCGTCGCGTCGTCGTCGACCTTGTCGTCCGAGGTGTACAGGCTGAATTTATTTGCCATAACCTTTAAGCGTATCGTTTGCATGAGCGCCCAAAGGTGGGCGTCGATCTCGATGTCCTGATAAACCCGTATTTTTTCGGTATTGTCGGGCATAACGACCGACTCGGCGGTCTGCCTTGCCGATTGCCAGCGGTTAATGCTCGCGGTCATTCTCGTGAGCGACTGCTTAACTATTCGGTCGCTCGTTTTGCGCGCCTTACGTTTATACTCGGCGTTTGCAGCGTTGCGGGCGCTTTGTAGCGACTTTTCCCGCGACGCGATGTTATAGACGCCCTTTGATGTTATGCGATAATTTCCGATTTCCATAATTAGTAGTAATTTTTGTTTTTAGGTCGCCCGCCCCAGCTTATGTCGCCTTTGCTTTTGTCGGCGTACTCCCGCGGCGGCAAAAAGGGCGCGGTTATGTTTCCGCGCGGGTCTGCGATAGCGCTAAGCCATTTAATCGCGTCGTCGCGCAAATTAATGCGGCTCTCGGGAATGTTTCGCGAGTTGATAAGATTTGAGAGGTTATAAATAGCTATGTCGGCGACTATGCGGTTTATGGTCGCGCTTTTGTCGCTTTCGGGCTGTTCAATATTAAAGATTTGGTCGGTATCGTATTTTATAGCGAGGTAAGACGTAACCTCGTTAATCGCGTCGAGCTCCGCGCCGTTAAGTAAGACGTCGCGGTCGTAGGCGTCCGTTAAAACGTCCAAATCGCCCGACGCAATACGCAAAGCGAGCGCCGCCTCAGTTAAATAAATCATAATTTTAATTTTAACAAATATAGTTAATTTTAGCCTTAATAGGCCTTTTTGCGTACCCTTTTCGAGACGCGCCCCTTAGTGTTTCCGGCGGGCGTTCGAAAGTTATTGAACGATTTATCGAAAACGTAGGTATAAAAATAGTCGTTGGCGTCGCTATTGTGGCCGTACTTCTCATAAGTGACCTTTGTCATTGGGTTGCGGGTTTTCTCTTTGTGTTTCGTTCCGTCGCTCGCCTGTTTAAGATAATTATAGTCGCCTATCGTTTTTAAACAGTTGCCGCCGATTACGATGTCGATACCGTCGAGGCGCTCGGCAAATACTTTGTTTAACCAGTTGCCGCGAATCTCGACGTTTGGATTTGAGGGAGGTACGCGCCTTTGGAACGTGTAGCCCCAGCCTTTGAGCCGGTTCTCGATAAGGGTGTAAAAATTTTTGCCCTTCTCGAGCTTTGCGTCGGCCTTTTTCGAGGTGGCATCGCCGTAAATGTATATTGTATTGCCGTTGTCGGGATAGCGACGTTTAAACTCCTTAAGGGTCTCGTCGAGCGTGTTAAGCGGGTCGACTAAGCAAATCTCGTCGATCTGGGTCGCCCTGAGCCCGTCGAGTTGGTGCACGTCTAGGGTCAAATAGGGGTTTACGTTCTCGTCGAACGTTAAATGCAAGCTCCTCTCGGGGTCGTGCTCGACGGCCTCGACGTGGCGCGCGGTCGAAAATTTCTTGTAGAACTCGCCGCCGCGGTTCAATTTGCCCCAATTACCGAGGGCGTAAATCGAATAAAAGTCGAAGTCCTCGCGCTTGTCCTGCTCGAAATCGGCAATCGTTTGAATATCTTCAAAGCCGAACGTCTTACAAGGCGAGCCGGAAACCCAAAAATTATTTAAATAGGTCGATTTTAGGACGACCAAATTTGGAGGGTAAAGTTTGCCCTTAACGGTCACGGGCGCGCCCTCCCACTTTTGGGTAATCTCATGGAACGCGTCGCCGTCGTCGTACAGGTCGCCAAAGCCCATACTAACGAGCTCGGCGCGCGATAGCGAGCTCGCGAGGGCGTTCTCGTCCTGTTTGTCGAAAACGTCCGTTTTAATCCAATGGTCGACGTCTATCGGGTTGAACGCCCCGAGTATTTGTTGCCCCTCCATACCTCGCAGCCGCTTTCGCACTTGCTTAAAATCGGCGAGGTCGAACTCGGAAAGTTCCTCGAGAAGTACGCGCTTATAATTGGCGATACCCTTTATTTTCTCGGGGTCGTCTATGCCGCTGAAATCGATAACCGCCCCGTTATAACATTTTATCTTTAGCTTTTGGCACTCGAAATACTCCCCGAGGCCTAGGCTGTTAATAATCGTTACGAAATCTTTATAAATACTCTTTTCGATATTGGCCGAGACCTTACGGAAAACGAGGGTATCGCTACCCTCGATTAAACAGCAATATATTAAAATCGCCTGAGCATACGAGTACGATTTCGCGCTCGACGACCCGCCGTAAGCGAACACAAAGCGCCGCCCGATATTTCGCAGCTCGTTAACGAGGTGGAAAAAATTCGGGTTAAACAGGCGGCGGGAAAAGGTTAATCGTTTAGCTCGAGCCATTCCGATAGGATTTCGGCTCGCTCCTCGAGACATTCGTCGCAGATACGCGGCTGTGAACCGTCGAACTCATTCGCACATTTTACCCAAAAACAGCGCGTGCACTCGTGCTCGCCGGTCATTGGGCGGCGGGTTTAAAGGTTAGACAATCGAGGTAGCCCTCATGCCGGAAAGTTTCGGGGTTTTTTAAATTGCATTTTTGCGCCCCGTTATGGGTGCATTTGGAGCGCTCGCACCCCGTTTTTTTTGTTGTAGACATTTTGCGATAATGTTTAAAATTTACGTTCTATTTTACATAATGGTTCTTATAGAACACTATAATACGACTTTTATTATTGGTAATAATAGAAAAGCGCCCCCGCTTTCGATATGTAAGCAAAAAGGCGTTTTCCGGTTGCGGTTTTTCTAGTCGACGACCTTGTTTAACGTACCGTCGGGAGCCTCGAAAATCTCATTATCGCGCTTCAAAGAGCTAAGGATAATTAACAGGCTCGAGGCCGGCAATATACGAAGGAAATCCCGTCTTTTCAGCTCCGAGAGGGTGCACGGGTTCGCGTCGATGCTAAGTAGTACGTCGCTTTTGATTTGTGGGAATGTTCTCATTTTGTTGTATTTGGGGTTAATTGTTCTTTTTGGGCTCGACTAGTAGGTTCTCGCGAGCCCAAACGCTATAAATATACATTTTAGCGCCTCGGTAATAAAGGGCGCGCTCGCGCTCTAGCATGTCCACGAGGGCAAAGATACTGACAAGCTCGACGCCCTCGAGGAAATCGCGGCGCGCTAGGCGCTCCATTTTGCACGGGCGCGCCGCGATGCTCTCGGCGATGTCGTTTAGTAGTTCGTTTGGGCTTATCATTCGAATCCGATTTTTGTCTCGTCTACGATCTTAACGTCGGTTTCGGTCTTATCGGCCAATCCCTCGAGCCTCGCGGTCAAGTTGGCGTTATAAGCGCCCACGAGCGCGCCGGAAACCTTTTGCGTGGTCATTACGTTATCTATGCGCGTGACGACCTCCGAAAAATCCTTGTAGGCTCCCTCTCGATAGTCGGGGTTTCTCGAGGCTGTTCTGTAATCCTTAAGAGACTTTGTAATCCCTTTAGAGAACAAAAAGTCGTCGAAACCCGACCAAAGATAGGGGGCGTCGGTGGGTATGCTCACGCGCTCGTTTTCTTTCCCTTTAAAGTCCGTACGCTCCCACGGGGTCGCGTCGGTCTGCTCGAAATACTCACAAGCAAGCGCCCAAAGCTGGGCGGGGCTCTCTAGTGATTTGGGGCGGCCTAAAGCGGCGAGCCCGTTTTGTTTTCTTTCCTCCCAATAGTTTGGCGATAATGTGCTTCTCTTTTCCATTAAATAACGGTTTTACCTTTATAGATTATTTCACGCTCCGACGTTTTCTGCTTTTTATAAAAGGCCTCGTAATCGGGTGTAAACAAAATCTCGAATCCCTCGAGCTTGTCGAACCCCTCGACCATAAAGTCGGTTACGCAATTTACAAATTTTTGGCGGGTTTCCTCCTCGCAAACGTCGGCGACTCCCACGACCTCGGCGTCTCCTAGGCTGTACAAATAAGAGTAGACCTTATGCTTATAGAAATAGTCCTCTTTTGTCGTTCCTAGGGTAAACTGTTCGCTCTCGTCCTCGACTATCCCGTTTATCAAATATTTGAAGTCGGCCACGTTGTCGACTATCCAAACGGTAAAACGTTGTTGGTCGAGCATCTTATGTATTTTTAACTGAGCCTCCGAGGCTGTTCCCTGTTCGGGTCTTTTGAACTCGAAAAAGTAAGTCCGCGCCCTAAAGTGAAAAACGATGTCCGGTATACCGGCTACGACTCCCATAGCTTTTAATTTGTTAGCGGTAACGGGGTCGCGTTTCTCGCCGTTGGGTACGTGGTAAAGGAGGCCGCGTAAATGCGGGAAAGTGTTATTAAACCATTCGAACCCCTCGGCCTGTATTCGACCCTCGGTTTTTTTGATTTCCTCTTTTTTCTGTAAAGTTTGGAAAAAGTCGGTATTTTGTGCGATTTGTGTCATTTTGTTAATTATTTGTTAACGGTTACATGAGGGTTACATGAGGTATACATGAGGTTACATGAGTTCATGTATACCGATAAACCCAGCGCCTCAAAGGGCTAAGGGGTCAGGTATACATGAGTTACACTTAAATCTTAAGAAAAAGAATTAAAAAGTAAATATAATAAGAGGGCATAGCGTAGGCCAAAAGCTTACCGTTTTGCCGTTTTTGATGTAACTCATGTATACCTCGGCGATAGACCGCGCCCTCACTAGGTTTAGCGGTATACATGAGATTACCTTTTTCATGTAACCTCATGTAACTTTTCATGTAACCCATGTATACCTGATTTTTCATATTTAAAAGGGTTTGTCGTTTTCGGGGCTCTCGATTTGGTAATTCCCGAATATTTTCTTTGCCATGTAGCCGCGGACGGTGTGCCCGTTCTGTTTACGCACGGCGCGGACAAATCCTATTTGCACCATATTTTTACCTATAAAACGCGGCTCGAGCTTCTTAGCGGCGTCTACTTCCAAAACCTTTAATATATCGGCGTTCGAATAGAACTCGCCCTCTGAGGCCATGCAAATGGCAAAATTCCGCTTTATAAGCTCCTTTTCGTAGTCGTTTATTTCGTAGTCCTTATTTTTTGCGTCTCGAAAGTTCGACTCCTCCTTTGTGAGTTGGTCGTTAAAATCGGGGTCGTGATAAAGCGCGTAGGCCTGAGCCCAAACCTTGTCGATGTCGACCTCCTTTTTATAGCCCCACTCGATGCCGGTCACATTGAAACAAAGCCAACGCGTATTTTCCGTATCGGTCAAAAACTCGCCCTTATTGGTCGAGGCGAAAAAGTTCGCGCGGCGGGGCTGCTCGATAACGTCGACCGCGTACGCCTTACGCTCCTTAATGCTTGCCATTGAGATTATACTCTTTAGGCGGTTAACGTCGATATTCGATAGGCTCGCGAGCTCCTCGAGGTTGTAAATAAAATTTTCGGCCATTGCAAAAGAACTATCTTTATTATTGTGCATCGGCGCTTCTGTATAGTACTTATTCCCGAACGGGTTAAGGAACCTTAAAAACGTCGATTTTCCGGTATTTTGGGTCTCGCCCACAAAAACGAAAACGATACGGTTCTCTTTGCCGTACAGGCTGCACCCCACGCAACGCGCGAGGCACTTTCGGAACTGATTTACATAAAACTCCGAGTCGTCGACGCTAACGTACCGCGCGAGCTCGCCGATGTGGTCGTGCTCGTAATCCCACGGCTCGAGGTTCTCGAAATAGTCTTTAAAAGGGTTGTATTTTGGCAGGAAATCCGAGCGCAAAAGCGATTTTAGCTTCTCCATTGAGAACTTAAAGCCGCTGTGCTGCATTTTGCGGTATATCGAGTCGATGTTCAAGCGCTCGAGCTCGGCGTCGCTCCCTTTGGGCTTGCACTCGGCCGTTTGTAGTACCTCGTTTCCCGCGAAATCGTATTGCTGTTTTAGCCAAAGCTCGACCTTATAAATATCGGGCTTGTTATCGAGGTCAAATTCGGCTTTGTTGTTGTCGAAAACCTTACGGAAAACCGCCTCGACCTTGTCTTTCGAGAGCTCGATCTTTTCGCAGTACAATTCGCATATATTTTCGACGTCTGCCTCGGCGTAATGCCGGCCGGCCTTGTTCATTCCGTGGGCGAAAGTATATATTTCCTTCCAAACGGCCGAGTCCTTCCCTTTTAGGTCGTCCGATATTTTCTCGATGTCGGCGAGCGGTGTCTCGATTGGTGCATATTCCGAGAGAAAAAAGTCTTTTTTGATAAATTCATTTTCTGTCATTTTATAGTAAGTTGCGATTGTGTGCCCGTTTGTATGGCTGTTAATGCCGTCTTTTTATAACCGGTTATTCCTTTTTGGAGGTAGGCGTTTGACTCGATCATATTAAAGGCGAACGCCTCGGCGTCGGCCTGTGAGGTGTAGCCGCTGGCAACGTAGCCGCCCAGCGATACGCAAGCCGCGATAACTTGCGGGTGTCCGTTGCTGTGAATGGCATCGAAAGCC